TGGAAACTGTCAACATGGAACCTGTTACGAAAACGATGACGAAGACCCAACGCAAGAACTTGCGTAAGCGCACCAAGCGCCGTGGTGTCAGTGTGAAGCGCGAAGTTGAATCGCTCTTCGACGTCCCTCCACCGATCTTGATCGGGGAGGTTGAGTGTCCGATCGTTCGAAGCAAGGCTCCCCAGGCGAAGACTGTCTCCGTAAGTGGAATGCGAAAGAAGTGTTCCAGTCCGCCCTCACGGAAAGGGGGTGCTGACCGCAAAGGATCAACTCCGAAGCGGGAAACGGATCATGTCCGGGAAAAACATGACATGCAAGAGAACGAACCTAAACAGTCGGTGGCCAATTTGGCTGGCTGGCTCGGAGCGCGTTCGATCCTTGTGCCTGAGTGCCAAGAGCCCGCCTATCAATGGGCGGTTGCCCACGGAATAAAGGTAAAGAAGGTCAAGAAACTGGCAAACAATCATCCCGTTTCGGCAATTTGCCGAGCTGCTGCAACAAGTGAAGTTCTGAGAAGGGCAGCCTTGGAGGCTGAAAACGGGAATAGATTGAAGGTTTTGGATGTCTATGGTGCAAAGAGAACGCAAGAGTTTAATCCCAAAGCTTCGAATTTCGTGCTTCCGGTGAAGGGGGGAGGCAAGAGTAACGAAAAGTTTGAGATGGAAATAATTGCGGCGCCAGACAACAAAATCGCCGGTGACAGTGCGAGAGGTATATTTGTCCGAGAACCGATGCCCGTCGAGTCAGATTTCGATGTGGCGTTGTTTGTGGACATTTATCAGTGTGGTGATTCCTGCGAACAGATGTTCAGTCCAGATTTCGCGAAAGAGATGCTTTTGAAAACGAAGAAGAAAAGCGGATATTGGATTGGAAGAAAGTTTAGAGGACAGGCAGGTGCTGACGATTTCGAAGGTTGTCAGGCGGAGCAAGTTTTCTATAAGCGTGACGGATTGGTTCATTCCAGTCCGGATGCTTTCACAGAAGAGTATCCACCACACCCAGAGCCTACTTGGTTGGACCAACGACACGTTTACGGGATTGACATTTCACCCGTGACGCAGATTGGACCTTATCATGTGGTTCGCCTTTCGTATGTTGGAGAGGGAGTGCAGGAGGTCGCTAGTATTGCACCGGATTTCAAGGCAAAAGTTGTTCATTTGCCAATCCGGGAGGTTAAGATTAGCAAGATCCTTGGAGTGCCAGTTCGGGCAAAGGAACGCACTACCAATGTACTCGCCCACTTCCCAACCGTCTTGGCCCATGGGGCGATGTTCCGTCGTCGCCTAGCCTCAGGAATGGCAGGAGATGCTGCTCAAAATGCGACCAATACATCCATGTCGAAAGATAAGGAAATGGTCGCGTTAAGAGAGAGATTTCCATATTTCTATGCTGAACTCGTTGATGGTACTTGCGATGCCTTGCTTTATTACGGTAGAGAGGAGAATAGTGAGAAATTGCATAACATGAGACGAGCGCATCAAAGAAGTGAGGATTTGCTCACCGTCGCTAGACAGGCGACATGTTCTTTGAGAGATGAAGAAACGGCGAAGATCTTCTTTGCAAAAGCAAGTGTTGTCGCAGTTGGAGCAGTAGCCACGGGAGTGGCAGGCACGATTGCGATTCTACACCCTAACAAGAAGACGATCGGAGTGCTTGGTTCTGTGCTTGGCGCCACCAAGATTGCCTTTGACCTCGCTGGTCGGAAATTCATTGAACATGGATCTGTCATTCCATCTCATCCCACAACGTCCTTTGTACTTGAAGAGGTGTTGGATTATGCAATACCAACATCTGGCGTTTTGGTAGGTGCCTACGAAGTTGCGCGCTCGTGGCACAGAACAGGAAAAATCCCCCTGCAAAAGATTGGCCTGCATCTTTTGTTGAACACTCTGAGACTAAGTGTTCCGGGTCGTTGCGTCGCTGCGGCTGTTCACTTCGCTGTGAACACCTCGACGCAATTTGATGAATCTAGATTTCGTGTTTTCGAAGAAGCGTATACGAACGGTGAGCTCATAGATCATGTGGGCTCAGTTGTGTGTTCTATCCCCACAGGAACGGCACTCCCTAGTTATACTTCTAAGATCACCGAAGTTCCTGAACACTTTAGAGGAGAGATCAGTGTGAAGGTGGATGGTTTGAGAGTTGGAATTGAAGAAGCATTCCAACTGCTTGAGGACGGTGGGCTCAATTGCACCTATCCGGTCCTAATCACCCATAGACTCTTGCACCAACCAGCCAACAATGAGAAAAATCTGTTGGTGGCTGTGTTGCACAGATTGCATAACGATCCCTTTGCTGAAAATCCCGTATCAACGGTACAGCGTTATGCAAATTGGGGATATCTTGCCCAGGTCTTCTGCGTTACAATTTCGCAGTATAGAACCTCAATGATCACGCGTGAAGAAAATGTCGCGTTGATGGGTAAGAAGGGAATTCGTATTGGAAAGGCGTTGGAGGACGCTGAGCGCGGATTGATCTCGTTCGGAGGAAAGACGATCAATTTGAAGTGGAATGAAACGTTGACGACTTTAAAAGAAGTTGGGAATGTCGTTTCTATGAAACCACGTGCGATTCAGAACCTCCCTCCGCTCGTCCACGGGATGATGGGTGGCTACGCTAGGGAGTTTGCACAGGAATTGCATCAATTGTTCGACGGAAAGACAATTGACGTCTTCGGACATCCTGTCAGAATCTTTTTTGCGTCAGGCTACGATCAAGAGCAACTGTCAGAAATTGGAAGAGCAATGGAAGCAGGCCACACTGTGTTTGCAATGTCGGGGGACGATTCAGTCGTCTCCTGGGGCACGATGGGAATCGGAGGTGACCCCTTTGGGGAAGCTGATCAATCTCAATTCGATCATACACAGGACGACGGGCCGATGAAGTATTTTATGAGGCCTGTCCTTGAATGGATGGGTTTCCCTGAGGAATTCATCATGATGGCTTACCATTGTTGTGCTGCGCCGTATACAATCCGTAAGAAGAGGTTGTCGGCAAAGGGTGAAGCGGGTGTCCAAATGCCGACAGGCATCACGACGACCACGACTTTTAACTCGTTGAGCACGCTTGGTTTCTTTTTCTGGACAGTGAAAACATTCAACGAACGCAAGGTTCTGGATCCGGTTGGAGCCGGACAGGAACTTGGGTTCAAGGTCAAATTTGCATCTGCTTCCACACTTGATGGTATCACTTTCCTCAAAGGTTGGTGGATTGCTGGCGAATGTGGAGTTGAATGGGTTCCGTTACCCTCAGCGGTGTTGAAGCTGGGGAAAGTGCTAAAAGATCCTGTAGAAATTACGAAGTTCACTAGAAGGGGCATGAGTCTTAAGCGCTCTCCCGAAGATGCTGTTCGAATGTGTGCTAATGCGCTTGCATCATCGTACGGCACTTTGGACCTTTCTTATCCGATCCTGGGGCCATTCTGTGAGGCCCTGCAGAGAAATGGGT